CCGCCGAAACGCACCCAGCGGCGGGTGGAGGGTGTACCGAAAGCGCATACCTCGCCCGCAGCGACGCCTGGGCGACGGCCGTCGTCGCCGGCGAGGTCGTCGCGCCCAGGCGCATCGCCGAGGCCTGCCGGCGCTACCTGGAGGAGCGGCAGGGGGTGCCTGGGATCGTCTGGGACGCCACCGAGCTGGACGGCTGCTGCCTCCGGGCCAAGCTCATGGGGCTCGAGCTCCTCGAGTGGCAGGTCCACGCCCTGGCGGTGCTGCTGGCCCGCCGGCGGCCTGACGGCGCGCCGGCCACGCGCTACGCGCTCTGGGTCGTCGCTCGCTCGGCCGGCAAGACGGCCCTGGTGACGCACCTCATGGAGTACTTCCTGTCCGAGGGCAAAGACACCGAGCTCTACGCCGTCGCCACGAAGCAGGAGAAAGCGAACATCATCCACAAGCGGCTCGCCAGGATGCACGACGGCGAGGACCGATGGAGGTTCAGCGGCGGCGGCGCGTCGTCGAATATCGCGGTCGTGAGCCACAAGAAGGCGACCATGACCGCGATGCCGTGCACGGACAAGGCGATGGACGGCATCACGCCGCGGCTCGTCGTCGCCGACGAGGCCGCCCGCATGGAGGCCGCCATTCTGCGAGGGATGTCGAGCGTGACGAAGACCGCCACGGGGCAGATGCTGATGATTACGACGCCTGACGTCGACCAGAAGTCACGCGAGCTCTGGCCATACTGGCACCGCTGCGAACAGGCGCTTGACCAGGGGAGCCCGATGCCGGACGGCTGGTGGGCGCTGCTCTGGGGCATGGACGCGGCAGACGACCCAGAGAGCGAAGTCGCGGTCCTCAAGGCAAACCCGTCGCTCGGGAAATGGAAGAGCGTCGAGTCGGCCATGATCGCCGTGCGTGACGCGATTGCGACAGGCGACCCGAAGGCACGCGAGGAGGCGTTTACGCAAGAACTAGCGACCTTCACGGACGACGTCGCAGGCGCGGTCCCGCTCGAGCTGCTGGACCGGATCAGCGTGGAGGAGAACTGGGATCTCCTTGCCGGCGCGCCCGCTGTCGTCGCCATCGACTTCGCGCAGGGGGGGCATTTCAATCGCTCCCAATGCGACCTCACCAGCCTTGCGCTTGCCGTCTGGGACGGCCAGCGCGTGCACACTCGCGGCTGGCATTGGTGGGCAGGCACGGATATCGGCGAGAACGAACGGCGAACACGCCAGCCGCTCAGCCGCTGGGCGGCAGACGGGCATCTGACCATGTGCGGCGGGCCGACGCTGGACTTCGACCTGGTGGAGGCGCGCCTGGTGGACGTCGCGCGCACCTTCAAGATCCTCGCGTTCATCGCCGACCCGGTCGGTAAGGCGACCGCGTGGGCCGCGAAGATGGAGCGCGACCACGGGTGGGTGTGGCACAAGGCGCGGCAGGACTACATGTTCATGGGCGGCGGCTTCAGCATCTGGGACAACTGGATCCGCAGCGAGCGCATCGTGAACAAGCCCGACCCCGTGCTGCGCGCGTGCCTCGCGTCGACGAAGCTGATGCCGAACGCAAACGGCACGCTCTGGATGCCGAGCAAGGCGAAGAGCGGCAGCAACATCGACGCCGTCACCGCGCAGATCATGGCCTGCAAGGTGCTGCACGACCTCGAGATCATGAACGGGTCGATCTACGAAACCAACCCAGGCTTCTAAATGCAACGACCCGCGCGTAGGCGGGTCGTCTGCTCCCTTGAGCGCCATCCTCGTAGCCAGCGTGAACCGACCAAGGATCGTCGCCGGATGAGGTGCCGGCCGATTGAATGCGGCAAGGGTACACCGAACGCAGGCCATCCGCAGACAGAATCAACAGCGCGCGCACGATTGTGCATACGCGCAGCAGCCGCGCCGTAATCAGGTGCCATAGATTCGCGCATCCAGCACGCACACCATGCTTGCGTGCGCTGGTTCGGCCGATTCTTCCGCGCGTTCTCCACCCCGCTTCCGGCGGTCGTGGATACCTCGTGGCTGAACACCCTGTCGGTGGACCTGCTCGGCGTTCCGGCGATTGTGCGCGCCGTCCAGCTGATCTCGGGCGATTCGGCGCGCCTGGACCTCGTCGTTACACGGCGAGACGGGTCGGTCGTCGATGGCTCGCCCGTGCTGGAACTGTTGCGGGGCGACTCGACCGGCTTCCTCAGCGGGCTTGAGCTGCGCCGGTGGCTCGCCTGCTCGGCTCTCACCTTCGGCAACGGCTACGCCTACATCCGGCGCGACATGAGCACCGGCGAGCCGATCGGCCTGGACCCCATCGACAGCAACAGCGTCTCCGTCAGCATCGGCGCCAATGGCCCGGCCTACACGGTCGACCAGCAGCCGATCGACGCCTCGTTCATCCTGCACGTCCGTGCGTCCACCGACCCCGTAAACCCGTGGCTCGGCGTCTCGCCGATCGCGCTCTGCTCGCGCGTCCTTGGCACCCAAGCCATCCTCGACCAGGTCGCCGAGCAGCTGGCGAAGACGGGCATGGTGGGGAAGGTGGCGATTGAACACCCGGGTCCCCTGACCCCGACTGCTCGCGCCGGTATGCGTTCCGCCTGGGTCGACCAGCACGTCGGGGCCGAGTTCACGGGCATCCCTGCGTTCTTCGGCGAAGGGATGAAGGTCAGCCAGATGGCTGCCGACGCCGCCAGCCGGCTGCTCGAGGCCAAGCGTCAGGGCGTTGAAGAGGTCGCCCGTGCCTTCGGCGTGCCCACGCAGCTCCTGTACCAGGGCGAGGGCCGCAGCCAGAGCGAGGTCGCCCAGGCCTACACGACCCATTGCCTCGCGCCGTTCTGCGCCTCCATCGACGCCGAGCTGACCCGCAAGCTCCTCCCGATGGGCCAGCGCATCGCGCACGACCTGACGCCGATGACGCAGGGCGACTACCGCGAGGCCGGCCGGGCCTACGCGCAGCTCGTCCAGGTCGGCGTCCTGGCACCGAACGACGTCCGCCGCCGCATCGGCCTGCCGCCGATCGCCGGCATGGACACGCCCGCACCCGTCCTCTCGGGCGTGACGCCCATGCAGGACCAGCAGCAGGGGGCCGGAAATGGACCTTGAACGCCGCGCAGCCACGATCGACGCCGTCGAGGGCAACACCCTCACCGGCTACGCCGCTCTCTACAACAGCTGGAGCAAGCCGCTCATGGGCGCTCGCGGCGAGTTCCGCGAGCAGATCGCTCCTGGCGCGTTCGACAAGTCGATCGCCGCCGGCGCGTCGCTGTGGTTCATGCACGACTCGTCGCAGATCCTGGCGAACACCAAGTCGGGCACGCTGAAGCTCGAGAGCGACGACAAGGGCCTCCGCTACACGGCCACGCTCGGCGACAGCGCCCGCGACCAGGGGATCCTCGACCTGGTGCGCCGTGGCGTCGTGAACGAAATGTCGTTCGGCTTCCGGGTCCCGGAAGGCGGCGACGCCTGGGCCGGCCAGCAGCGCACGCTGAAGGCCGTCGACCTCCGCGAAATCAGTCTCGTCGAAGTGGGCGCCTACTCGGGCACGTCCGCTTCCACCCGCACCGAGCCCGAAGCACCCAAGGAAACCCGCACCATGACCGTCCGTGAGCTGAACGCGAAGCTCTCCGAGCTCGCTACTGCCGAGGCCGATGCCGTCGAAGTCGACGCCAAGGCCGAAATCCGCGCCCAGATCGAGGAGCTCAGCGACCAGCGCGCTGCTCTGCTGGCCGCCCCCGCCCCCGTCAAGGTCGCCGCCGCCGAGCGACGCACCGCCGTCGCCGGCTACCAGAAGCCGACCGACTTCCTGCTCGGCCACGCGCTGCGCGAGAACCGCACGCTGGACATGACGAACGTGACCGGCGTGCTCCCCAAGAGCTCGCAGTCGCGCATCATGGAGTACCTGACCACGGCGAGCGTGGCGCGCAAGATGTTCAGCGTGCAGTCGACGGCCGCGAGCACCATGCTCACCGTCGAGACGGCGATGAACAAGGCGCTCTACAAGGCGCAGTCGGTCGCCTACGCGTCGACCGACCCGACGCTGACGGCCGTGACCTTCCAGCGCACCAAGACGACCGCCGAAATCAAGCTCACGGAAGAGCTGCTCGCCGAGTCCGCGGTCGACCTCGAGACGTACATCCTCCAGCTGCACGCGCGCCAGCACGCGCAGGGCCAGGACGACGTCATCCTGGGCAACGCCGCAGCGAACAGCACCGGCGGCTACAACACCCCGCAGGGAGCGTTCAACGTCAGCTGGAGCAACACGGCCTCGGCCGTGAACACGACCAGCTGGACGCTGGGCACGATCCAGACCATCATCAACACGCTCCCGATCGAGTACCACGACAACGCGGCCTTCTGCATGAGCCAGAGCACCTGGAACATCCTCATGCCGCTGCTGGTCGGCACCACGGCGAACAGCGCCGTGATCGCCTCGAGCAGCCCGCAGTTCTCGAACGTGACGCCGAACCGGTACAGCATCTACGGCTTCCCGGTCTTCATCACCTCGAGCGCGCCGGCGTGGACGACCGCCACGAAGGTGATCCTGTTCGGCGATTTCAAGCGCGCCGGCACGATCATGGACTTCGCGCCGGGCTTCTCGGCCCAGATCGACCCGTACAGCTCGGGATCCTCGGGCCAGATCACGTTCCGGTCGCGTCAGTACCACGACTTCAAGGCGTGCGACACGCGGGCCGTGGTCCAGATCTCGACCGGCGCGAGCTGAGTTCTTC